CCGCCGCCCGCCATTCGCTGCTGCACGATGTCACCGTGCGGACCACGCGCACCCATCAATGCGCGCGCGTGGAAGGCGTGCCGCCGGAGGAGTTCGGCATCGCCCGCAATGCGCGCTCGATTCGCGATGCGGACTATTGCTTTCACGACGTGCTCAAGTCGGAAGCCAAGCTGATCGCGCAGGGCTACGACCGCGAGCAGATCAAGCGCCTGCCGTCCCATGCGGTCACGGATACGGTCGAGGCGCAGGCCCGCGACACCGTCAACGAAGGCACGCAGAAACAGGGCGACGACGGGTTCAATACCGCCAGCCGCCTGATCCGGGTCACCGAGCACTACGTGCGGATGGACTACGAGGGCAATGGCATAGCCCGCGAAGCAGAAGCCCGCGAAGACGGGCGTGAACACCCTTATGCGCGTGAACGCCCTGATGTCCGGCTCTATCGCATCACCACCGGCGGTGAAGGCGACGTGCTCAAGCGTGACGGCGAACCTGACGTCATCGAGGAGGACGAAATCCCGTTCGCGGCGATGACGCCTGTCATCATCACCCACCGGTTCTTCGGCCGCTCGATCGCCGATCTGGTGATGGACATCCAGCGCATCAAGACCGCGCTTTTGCGCGCTCTGCTCGACAATGCCTATCTGGCCAACAATCCCCGCACCGAAGTGCCGGAGAGCCACGCCACCGAGACCACGTTGGATGACCTCCTGGTGTCGCGACCGGGCGGGATCGTGCGCACGAAACTGCCGGGAGGCCTGAGCGTCATCGCGCATCCCGATGTCGGCGGCCACGTCTTTCCGTTGCTGCAATACCAGGATGCCACGCGCGAGTGGCGCACGGGCGTGTCGCGGCAGGGCCAGGGCGTCGATCCCAACGCCCTGCAGAACCAGGTCGCAACTATCGCCAACCAGATGTTCAACGCGGCGCAGGCCAAGATGAAGATGATCGCACGCATCTTCGCCGAGACCGGCATCCGCGATCTGTTCTCGCTGCTGCACGCCGTCGTCCGCAAGCACGGCTCGCAGCCGCAGACGGCGCGCCTGCGCAACCAGTGGGTCACGGTCGACCCGCGCGACTGGAAGGCGCGCAACGACATGACCATCAATGTCGGTTTAGGCACCGGCACCAAGACCGAGCAGCTCGCGCATCTCAATATGGTCATCGGCGCCCAGGAGAAGGCCATCGCAGCCGGGCTGGTGAGCCCGAAGAACCTCTACAATTCGGCCAAGGAGCTCACCAGGCTCGCGGGCCACAAGAACGTCGACCTGTTCTTCACGCCCCCGGGCACGCCACCCGCCCCGAACGACCCGGCGTCGGCCCCGATCCAGCCTCCGTCCGATCCGAAGGCGCAGGAAGCGCAGCAGCGCATCGAGCTCGAGAAAACCAAGGCTGGGGTCGATGCGCAGCTCAGCGCGCAGAAGCATCAGGCCGACCGGCAGATGAGCGCGGCCAAGATCGCGGCCGATACGCAATTCAAGCGCGAGCAGCTGAAGACCGAATTCGAGCTGAAGGTGCGGCAGATGAACGCCGAATTCGCGCTCCGGCGCGAGCAGATGGCGGCCGAGATGGCGTTGAAGCGCGAGCAGATGCAGCTCGACGCGCAGGTCAGGCACGGCGTGGGCCATGCGAGCGCCGAGGGCAACCTTCGCGCGCAGGCGGGTTTCGACGGTAAAGCGAACATGGCCGGGTCAAGCGGGATCGACGGCGTGCGCATGGGCGGGGAGGTCGGATAATGCCCACGTGTCGCATGTCGAGAGCCGTGGCCATCGCGTGGGGGCCACCGCCGAAAGTAGCCCGAATCCTTGGCGTCGTTGTACCTAGCCGCGCCCGCGGTAGGTCGCAATGCCCTGGTCAGGCAACCAGACGTTCGTCGGCAACGTTCCGGTCTCCCAGAACACATCGATCGGCATTCCGCCGCGCGGGGACCAGTAGCCGCCGATGCGCAGGTAGGCTGGCTCGAGAACCGTCGCTATGCGTTTGCCGATTACGAGAGTGCATTCCTCGTGAAAGTCGCTGTAGCTCCGGAAGGATGCGAGATAAAACTTCAGAGATTTGGACTCGATGAGCCAAGCTCTGGGTACGTAGTCGATTACAAAATGCGCGAAATCCGGTTGCCCCGTTACCGCGCACAGCACCGTGAATTCCGGTGCCGAGAAGCGCACGGCGTAGGCCATATCAGCGTGGGGATTGGGCACCCGGTCGAGCACCGCTTCATCGGGCGTTGTGGGTGCCGGAGTAGGCCGACCCAGATAGGTGAGAGCAGGTGAAGGTTTGTGCCGCATGGGCAGGGGCCTCAAATTCCTCGCCTGGAGTTCTACCGTTCTAAACACCGTAGAATATATGGCGCTTCGCGTCTCTAGGAACGGAAGGTGGGTAACAACGCTCTACCCTTTGTGTCACGCGTGACAATACAAACGAACGCCGGTTCGTATACGTAACAAACCGAAACGACGCGTTCGCGCGGATATATGTTGACTTTGTAATCCGAATCTCGTACAAAAGTGCATCATCTAAAAATGTGAGTTGATCACCGCTTTGGCGCCGCAAGGTCGATCATCGACCGGCGGGCCGGCGCGGTCGATACGACATGGCTTCCGCCGCGCGGAGCCCATGACTACGAACTGCTGCGCGCAACGCGCTGAGGTCTCACGAACAACAACGCCGAGATGGACATGATCCGGCAGTCTACGGGCATTGACGCATGAGCGAGGACAAGCTGCAGGCATCGATTTCGCGCGCCGCGCGCGCCGAGGCGCTGCTCAAGAACGAGCTCCTGCAGGAGGCGTTCACCAAGCTCGAGGACGATTACACCGCGGCCTGGAAGACCTGGCCGGCAGCCGATCGCGATGGACGCGAAAGACTCTGGCAGGCGGTCAACGTGCTCGGCAAGGTGAAAGACCATCTCACGCGCGTCGTCGCGGACGGCAGACTCGCGCAACGCCAATTGAGCGACTTGGTTCACAAGCCGCAATAACCGAGGACCATCATGGATCTGAACAGCGAGGCCGCTTTACACGGCAGCGAGCAATCTCCTATCGCGCAATCTCCTATCGCAATCGTGCCGGCGCCCGCCGGCGACCAACCGATGGATGCGCGCGAAGCCGCGCGATCGCTGGCGGCATGGCGCCACAATCGCGACCAGCAGCCCGACAAGTCGAAGGATCAGCCGCAGCCCGGCGCGCCGCGCGCACAAGGCGCCGCCGTGCCGCAAGTTGCCCAGGAATCGATCCCCGCGCAGGCGGGATACGACGCCGGCGAGCTCCCAGCTCCCCCCGGCGAGGCCCAGGATGCCGATCCGGCAGCCTCCGATCCCCGCGCGGATGCCGGGACGGACCTGCCGCCCATCGAGCCGCCGAGGTCTTGGACGAAGGAAGACAAGGACCTCTTCACGAGCCTCCCTCGCGATACGCAAGAGCGAATTGCCGAGCGCGAGCGGTCACGGGAGGGCGACTTCAGCCGCCGTCAGCAGGAGGCCGCCGAAAAGAGCAAGGCCCTCGAGGCCGAACGCTCAAAGGCGGAACAGGCAAGGCAACAGTATGAAGCTGCTCTGCCGCAGCTTCTCCAGACTCTGCAACAGCAGCAGGCGGGCGAGTTCGCCGATATCAGGACCTTGGCGGACGTCGAACGGTTGGCGCGCGAAGACTGGCCACGCTACGCGCTGTGGGACGTGCAGCAAAAGAAAATTGGCGAGGTCGCACAGCAGCTCATGCTGGCACAACAGCGACAAGCCCAACAGAGAGTGCAGCACTTCTCGGAATTCGCCAGGCGCGAGGATGATCTCTTCAAGGAGAAAGTCCCCGACATGGCGGACGCCAAGAGAGCGGCCGGTTTGCAAACCGCGGCGCTCGCGGTGCTCAAGGACCTGGGCTTCCAGGAAACGGAGCTGGCGCAGTCGTGGCACGGCCAGAAGGACTTGTCTCTGCGTGACCACCGCGTGCAGCTCCTGATCCGGGATGCGACGCTGTGGCGCGATGCACAAGCCAAGGCGAAAGCGGCGGCAACCAGGCCTGTCCCGCCTGTTCAGCGGCCCGGCGTCTCGCAGCCCAAAGGGGCCGCACACGAGGCGCAGGTTCAAGCTCTCACCACGAAGCTCGAGAAAACCGGCAGCCTCAAGGACGCGGCAGCATTGCTCCGCGCCCGGCGCGCTGCCCGATAGAAAGGCACGACAATGGCTGTTCCCAGCAATACCTTCCAGACCTATCAGGCGATCGGAAATCGCGAAGACTTGTCCGACGTCATCTATCGTATCGACCCGACCGACACGCCCTGCATGACCGCGTTCGAGCGGGAAAAGGCGTCCGCGGTCAATCACGAATGGCAGACGCAGGCGCTCGCCGCCGTCGATACCGGCAATGCGGTGGTCGAAGGCGACGACGCCACGTCAGACGCGGCAACGCCGTCCGTCCGCCTCGGCAACTTGTGCCAGATTTCGGACAAGGTGGCGCGCGTGTCCGGCACCCAGCGTGCGGTCGAGCACGCCGGCCGCGACGACGAGCTCGAATACCAGGAGACGCTCAAGGGCCTCGAGCTCAAGCGCGACATGGAATCGATCCTCGTCGGCACCAACCAGGCCAAGGCCGCCGGCGATGGGACCACCAACCCGCGCAAGACGGCCTCGGTCCTCTCCTGGATCAAGACCAACACCGACAAAGGCACCGCTGGCGGCGCAGCCGATCCTGCGGCGGCGGATGGTACCGGCACCCGTACGGACGGTACCCAGCGCGCCTTCACCGAGGCGCAGCTGAAATCCGTGCTGCAGAAAATCTGGAACAGCGGCGGCAAACCCGACACGATCTTCACCGGCGGGTTCAACAAGCAGGTGTTCTCGACCTTCACGGGGCGCGCCACGCCCACGGAGGACACCAAGGCCAAGAAGATCGTGGCCTCGGTCGACTTCTACGAGAGCGATTTCGGCCGCCTCAGCGTCACGCCCAACCGCTTCATGCGGGCCCGCGATGTTCTGGTGCTGCAGACGGAGATGTGGGCGGTCGCGTTCCTCAACGGGCGGCGCATGGTCTCCATTCCGCTCGCACGCACGGGTGACTCCGAGCGTCGCCAGATGCTCTCGGAATACGCGCTCGTGGCGCGTAACGAGAAGGCCTCAGGCGGCGTATTCGATCTCACCACGTCGTGAACCCAGCGCGCGTCCCGTTGGGATGGAATCGGCGCAGCGGCAGACTCGATTTGCTCCCTCCCCACGCGCCCCGGGCCTGCCCGGGTCGCGATTTATCTTGCGCAAGTCGGGCGAGCCCGACTTGCGTTGGGGGAGGGTTGGGGAGGGGGGTGGTGCGTGTGGCAGCGTTGGTGCGTCAATCTCGCGACCCCCACCCCCAACCCCAACCCCTCCCCACAAGGGGGAGGGGAGCACACCCAGTACGCGGCAACCTGCGTCGAACCCAGCGGCATGCGCTGCAGCGAGTAGCTCTATTCGCTGTTCGCCACCGCAATTCGCCATTTCGCTACTCGCGCTCTGTCCTTCCAGGAGAACACTTATGGCTCTTCCCGAACTCCATCCCGTCAGCGAAGCGGTCGTCTTCGCGCATTCCGCCCAGATCGGTGCCACGCCGGCCGCCGCCTACGCGCGCGTGCCGTTTCGAGGCAAGGTCCTCAAGCTCGGTGTCGTCCAGAGTGCGGCCGTGACCGGCACGGGAACCGTGGCGACCGCGGTGAATGGCAACGCGATTGCCGGCGGGTCGCTCGCGGTGACCGGCGGCGCGGCCGGAACCCTGTTCACCGCGGTTCCGACCGCAGCCAACGACGTCAACGAGGACGATGTCATCTCGTTCACGCCATCCGGCGCCACCGGCTCCGCGACCGGCGCTTTCTTCGCTCTGATCCGGAGGGCATAAATGCGCTGCTCCTCTCGTCTTGGAAACGCGCAGGACGTTGCGATTGGGGCGGCTTCGGCCGCCTCAGCTGCTTTCGGTGTCCAGACCTGTCAAATCCGGGTCGCGGCCACGAGTGCCTGCCGGGTGCGGATCGGCGACGGCACACCGACGGCGCTTCCGACCGACAGTTACTTGCCCGCCGACCGAGCGGAATACTTCACCTGCACGCCAGGCCAGAAGATCGCGGCCATCCAGGAAGCTGCGGCCGGCAAGCTCTCCGTTACGGAAATATCCTGATGCGCACCGATGTCCTGCTCGATCGCATCGACAAAAAGATCGTCGCGGTCATCACCCAGGACGTCGGACCGATCCTTGATCGCAACGTCGAACTGCGAGCACAGCCGCAGCGCAGCGATTTCGGCCGGCACGTCGCCACCATTCCCAATGTGATCCTGGTGCGGTGGCTCAACGAGGAATACGCGCGCGGCAATACGGAGCTCCGCATGTTCACGCCGGCGTTCAATGCGCTGGTGGCGCGCAAGCTGCAGGATCCGGATTGGAAGCATCTGCGGGTCGACAAATGAGCATCACGACTCACGCCGAGCTCAGGGCCGCGGTCGAGAACTGGCTTGACCACACGCTGTTCACCGCCCGGGTCCCGGAGTTCATCGCCCTGTTCGAGGCAACTGCCAACCGGCGTTTGCGCGTGCGGCAGCAGGAAGCCTCGACCGCGCTCACGCCGTCCTCCGGCGCGGTTGCGCTCCCGGGCGATTATCTCGCCTGGCGGCGGGTGACCTGGACGGGCTCGCCGTTGGTCCCGTA